TCCGCGGGAGCCTACGAAAAAGCTCATCGGCCGTGTTCCCGCATCGGAACTGTTACAACCCGTGTGTGACATCCGTCCCAGACGAAACGGGACATTTCGGGCTGCCGCAAGCTCGGGCCCAGCCGCTGTAATGGCGGGCATGCGGTACATCCCTGCCCTGGACGGCCTGCGCGCCGTCGCGATCGTCCTGGTGCTGCTCTTCCACGCCCGTGCGCCCTTCGGGCTGGGCGGGTTCGTCGGGGTGGACGTGTTCTTCGTCCTCTCCGGCTTCCTCATCACGTCGCTGCTGCTCGGCGAGTACGCGGCCCGGGGAACGGTGAGCCTGCGCTCGTTCTACTGGCGGCGCGCCGTGCGGCTATGCCCCGCCCTGTTCGCACTGCTGGCGGTGTACCTGCTGGTGGCGCCGATTGTGTGGCCCGGGGCAGCGAACCATGGCCTAGAGTCGGCCGTCGCCGGCCTGTACCTCTCGGACTACGCGGTCGCCTTCCTCGGCATTCCGCAGTTCATCGGCCACACCTGGTCGCTCTCGGTGGAGGAGCACTTCTACCTGCTGTGGCCGCTCGTGCTGCTGTGGGCATGCCGGCGCTTCACCGCGCGCCAGCTGGTCATCGGCCTGGCCGTGGCGTGGGTCGCCGCCACGCTCTGGCGCGCCGCCTGCGTGGCCGATGGTCAGTCCTGGCAGCTCGCCTACTACCGTTTCGACACCCGCCTGTCCGGCCTGTTGCTGGGCGCCCTGCTGGCCGCCCTCGCCCGCGATCCGGCTGCCCTCGCCGGCGTGCGCCGGTACATGCCGCGCGCGGTGCTGTGGCTTCCCCTTGCCCTGCTGGCTGGCTACCGCTTCCGCTGGGGCGCCATGGAGGTCCTGGTCTGGGGGCTGCCAGTGATCGAGCTGTGCACGCTGGCCGTCCTGATGGAGATCCAGCGGGCCGGCGGCCTGTCCCGCGTGCTCGCCCATCCTTCCCTCGTCTGGCTCGGCAAGATGTCGTACGGCGTCTACCTCTGGCACTACCCGATCATGCGGGTGATGCGCGACGACTACCCGTGGGAGTTCACGCTGCTGGCCGGCACCGCCCTGTCGATCGGGATGGCGGCGCTGTCCTTCTACACGATCGAGGCGTGGGCGAAGCGGTCACGCCGCCTGTTCGGCGCCCACGCTGTAGAAGCCTGAGGGCGTCACCCAGTTGCTCGCCTCGGCCGCGATCCAGTCGGCCGAGAGGATGCCCGAGCGGATGTAGGCGAAGTTGAACCGGGCGGAGCTCGCCTCCGTTCCAGCGCCATCCGACGCACCGACGTACAGCGCATCCCCCGTCCCCGAGGGGCGCTGGGCCACTGTGTTGTCGGTGAAGGCAGTCCCGTTGACGTAGAGCTTGCGCGCCGTCGTGCCGTCGTGCGTCGCGTTGAGCCGGTAGATCGTGTCCAGGCTCGGGCTCGAGGTGTTGTCGACCCACGAGTCGGTGCTGTTCCAAAGCCCGAAACGGTCGGTGGCCAGGTGGTAGCCGAGCGTGGCACGCGTCGTGTTGATCGACCCCGTCTGGTCGTAGTAGGAGATCAGGCCTCGGTTGACCGACTTCGCTGCCAGGCTCACGTGCGCGCCCACCGACCACTGCGTGAACTTCGAGATGCCCATGAAGCGCGCGTGCCCGCCACTGGTGCCGCTGAGGTTCATCCAGTCCGTGATGGCCCCAGCCGGTGCGCTGTCGAACGTGGCCGTCTGCAGAGAGTTCGACGTGCCACCGCGCCCGACGACGAGGGTGCTGCCATTGACACAGATGCCCTCCCCCACGGTCGAGGATGGCGACAGGCAGATGCGCCGCACGGTGCCGTCGGTTCCGATCTCCCAGATCTTGCCGACGTTGTCGGATGCGTAGCAGTACCCGTTGTAGAAGGTGATGCCCTGCATCTGGTCGACCGAGGTCGACAGGGTCACGGCATCAACGTAGACGCCAGAAGTTGTGAAGCGCGGGAGCGAAGCGCCGTTCGTGAAGTCGCATCCCCAGAGATAGCCGTCGGCCGAGTTGTAGGCAAGGCCAGCGATCGCACGCCCGGGCGTGGTGGAGATGTCGTACTGCGTGACGTAAGAGAGGTCCGAGGCGTTGTAGACCGCGATGCGATCCCCGGAGCCGCTGGATCCGGTCCAGTTGTCCGTCGGCACGTACAGCAGCGAGCCGACCTTCACCAGATCGCCCTGGTGGTTGGCGCCAGAGACGTTCAGGTACGAGTTCGCATTGCTCGCGATCAAGTTCCACGAGGTGTCGTACTTGTAGAGATCCTTCGTGGTGACGATGTAGTAGTAGGTGCCGTCGAAGTCGACGCCCTGCAGCTCATTCCCCGTGGCGAGAGTGAACGAGTGAAGCGCTGCGGCCGTCACGCGATGCCCTGGCTCCAGCACCGTGTACGCGCCGACGCCATGCCCGGAGCGGTCAACGCCGGGCTGCGAGAACACCGTCATGCGGTGGTAGTCGGTCCACACTGCATTGCGCCCGTAGGTGTCCGTGACTGCCAGCGCCGCCAGCGCCGAGGCGCCGTAGTAGATCCGGATGACGGTGCTGGAGGCCGCGGCCACCGTGGGCACCTTGACGAACATCCAGCCGGTGCTGGTGCCCTTGTCGAAGCGCGCCACGTCGAAAGGCAGGCTGGATGCGCCGCCGGCGCTCTTGACGCGGATCTCACTGCCGCTGGTGGTCACGTGCGACCAGAACGACGACGGCAGGTTCGCCATGTCGATCATCACGGGAAAGTCGGTGAGGTTGGACGCGACTTTCCCCGAGGGGATCGTCACCTCGACGTAGTAGGGGTTGTCGGTCGGCGCGTACACCGTGCCGGACGCGAGCAGAGCCGGGCCGCAGGTGAACATCAGCCGAACGCCTTGAGCAGGTTGCAGCGCAGGACGGAGCCGTCGTAGATGCAGGACAGCAGATCCTTCGCGTTGGCCGCGGTGGAGAGCGCAGGAGCGGCGCCGCCAGGGAACTTGTAGGCGCTGCCGAACGACAGCGTGCGGCTGCCGGTGGCGTCCTGGTCGATGAAGAAGTTCAGCACCATCCCGCTCGTCAGGTTCGTCGGGTTGGCCAGCGTGCGGTTGCCGCCTAGGGTCACGCTGAAGTTGTTCGATAGCGAGGCGTCGACGCTGATCGTCGCGCCGTCGGTGAGCGCCACGGTCTGGACGCTCTGGTTCTTCGTGAACACGTTGACTGTCGACAGCGAGGCGAGCACCGAAGCCAGGGCCGTCTTGAGGTTTGCCCAGCTCAGCTTCTTCATCACGTTCGACGCCGCGCTGTCCATCAGGCCCAGCTGGTCGGCATCCACCGGCGTCGTCTTGCTCGTGGCGCTGTTGATCAGGGCGCCGTGCGTGGCCGCGGTGACGTTCTCGTTGGCGATGTTCCAGTTCGCGCCGACCGCCGCCTGCGTGCCGGCAGCGGTGCCGTCGGTGATGCAGTAGAGCGTGTCGCCGATGTTCACGTCCGTGCCCGAGCCGCCGCCGATCTTGCCGGCAACGCTGACCTTGTACAGGTGGCCGGCGTCGGCTGCCGGGTAGTTCGGGTTCGCCGAGCAGTCGATCACACCCTTGAAGACCATGACGTCGACGGCGCCGCCGGTGACGATGCCGTCGACGTAGGCCTTCGTCGCCTTCTGGGTCGCCAGCGTTGAATCGCTGTTGGCCGCCAGGGTGGTGTCGGTGTCCAGCGTCAGCAGACCAGCAGTGCCGCTGCCGGTGAAGTACGGGATCTTGTTCGCAGCCGAAGTCAGGCCGGCCAGGGCCGCCAGCTCCGCGTCGTAGGCCTGCACATCGGAACCGATAGCGACTCCCAGAGCAGTGCGCGCAGCCGAGGCGCTGGTCGCTCCGGTGCCGCCGTTTGCCACCGGCAGCGCCGTGCCGCTGTAGGTGATGGCGAGCGTGCCAGAGCCAGTCACCGGCGAGCCGGCGACGGAAAAGACAGAGGGAACGGTCAGGCCGACGCTGGTGACGGTGCCGGATCCGTTGCCGCTGCCGATCCCCGTCGTGCGGTAGTCCGTGTAGCTGGTGGGCCCGGATCCGTCGCACACCACGGCGTAGAGCGCCTTCGCGCCGCCGGTCAGGGGGGACGGCCAGCCGGAAGGCGCCGACGTCGTCACGCTGACGGTGCCATCCGTCTCCTTGATGTAGTTTGTCGCCGAGGCGGTGAGGCTGACCGTGCCGTTGGCGATGGTGCTGATCGTGCCGTCGGCCTTGCGGTACTTGCCGCCAAGGTATCCCAGCGTCAGGGACGCAGTGGCGTCCGGGTTGATGCCGAAGATCGTTGCTGGCGATGCCGCGCTCATCATGTCGTTGAACAGCTCCTCTTTGGCGAGCTGCCCGGTTTCCATTTGCGGCAGGTTGGAAGTCGAGTCGGCCATGTGGCTCCCTGAAATGAAAAAGCCGCCCGAAGGCGGCTTGCGTTGATGCGGAGGTCAGCTCAGATCGAGCCGTCGGCAGAAATTCCTCTGCCCACCACTGCGGACAGTTGGTAAACGCGGAAGTAGATGGGGTTGCCGGGCGTCAGGCCGTCGCTCGTCTGCTGCACGGCGCTGTAGCTGGCCGTCGGCGAGGACAGGCCTGTGATGGTTCGGACAACGGTGCTGCGCGCGCTGCTGTTGAAGATCTCGACCTCGTAGGCTTCGCTGGTCTCACCAAGCGGAACCTCTACCCCGCTACGCCATTCATTGCTCATTCGCCCGCAGTTCCTCCACTTGAGGGTGGCGTTGTTCGATGCATCTCTGCCTCCACCAAGGCGCGCGGGCGCGTACGGCTTCAGCCCGGTCCCCTCGTTCGTGAACTCCTGGGCTGTGGCGCTGGCCAGCGTCATGCCGTTGGTCACGGCCTTGTAGCTCTTGGCGACGCCGATGTCCGCAGTGCTCTGCGTAACCCGGACCATCTTGGTCATATCGACCAACACGAACCGCTCGCCGGCCACGTGCTGCGACTTGGCATAGCGGGAGCCGCGCCTGCCGCGCAGGAACGTGCGTAGGGTATAACTTCCGTCGTCCTCCAGCGTGGCGTCGCGGTAGAAGATGATCTCTTTCCCGATCACCGCCATGTACACGCCAGCCCGCATCCCCGCATTGGTGGTCGAGGAAAGCGAACCGTGCGACAGCCGTACGTTCACGTGGCTGAGGAAGTCGGTACCGTTTCCCTGGTGATCGGCGAGGACATCGGTGGTGACGCCCATGGTCGTCTCGCCGCTGTTGACCGTGAACGCCAGTGCGTAGGTGGCGCCACCGTCCACCGAGGCGTAGACCCCGCAGCCAGTCCAGTTCGTCGCGGTCGGATCGGCGGCGCACGCCGCAGCGTAGAACCCGGGATCGTTGTCCGCATCCCGCAGCATGTTGATGTTCACATGAGCTCCAGCAGGGTGAGCGACGGGGTATCCACCGTCTCGTCCGGCGGCGGCGTCTCCTCGACGATCACGTTCGGGATGTAGGTGTCGCTGTCATCGCGCACCGCCTCGAACACCTGAACTCCGTTGTCCTTCTGCGTCTGCTTGGTCAGGCGCATGGTGTAGCCCTGCACGCCCACGAGGTCGGTGGGCATCAGGTAGGCGTACTTGCGGCCCAGCTGCAGCCGGTAGGTGACGCGGCCGATCCACTGGTCGTGCAGGTTGACAGCTGCGATCTCGGCTGCCTTCTGGTCGGTGAAGACCATGGGCATCTCGAGCCGCGCCTCGTCGCCGCTGTTGCCCACCAGCCGGCGCGCGTACTTCGTGGCCGGGGAATACTTCGTGGCCGCCAGCACGTAATTCACGCTGAACGTGCGCGGCAGATGCTCGTCGTCATCCCGGTTGGTGTCGTAGTGGCCGGGCGATTCCTCGCCGGAGCCGTGCGCGCCGAGATCGTCGTCCGGGATCTCCACCGCGATGTCGCCGCCGCGCTTGATGAACCTGATCTTCCCCTGGTCCTCCACCGCGTCGAAGTAGTAGGCCGGCATTAGCGCCTTGATCGCGTCCTGCACCGTCACCTGGTTGGCGAGCGTGTAGCCGTCGACCTGGTCGGTCAGCTCGGTGACGTCGATCTGGTCCTCGGTCAGGCCGGCGCGCAGGGACAGGTCAGTGACAACCTCGGCCAGGTTCATGTACTGCAGCGAGGAGTCCTGTCCTCCCAGGTAGCCGGAGTTGTAGGGCAGGCTCGCAGGGTTTGAGCCGTCGGTGGTGATCGCGTAGAGGCCGCCCTCGCGGTAGCCGACGAAGCCAGTATTGGCGTCGTCGTAGACCACCGCATGCAGATCGTTGACGCCGTGGTAGACGCCGTCGAACGGAGCGCCCACCAGCACGCCGGTGTCCTGGTCGAGCCTGATGAAGTGGTCGACGGCGAGCCAGCGCTGCCCGCAGATGTAGACGTAGTCCGGCGCGAAGGTGAGCGGCTGCCGACACATGTCGTAGAAAGTGCCAGGGTTCAGATCGCCGGTGTAGATCAGCCCGGTCTGGTCATGCACAGACCACCGGATCGGGTTGCCGGACGCGCTGTCGCGCCATGCGGTCCACAGCTTACCGGTGTAAGGGTCCACCGCAGCGCTGGTGCCCCCGGTATTGCGCGCAGGAACGCCGAGATCCTGCGAGCTGAAGACCAGGCCGGTCAGCGTGAAGTCGTACTTGCGCACCTTGGAGTCGGTGACTCCGTAGACCCATGTCGCATTCGGATCGGTGCTGTAGATGCTCTTGATCTGCTCTCCCGAGGAGAGATCAAACTCCATGGCGGTGCCCAGCACCTCGGTGTGGTTGGACGGGTTGACGAAGCGGAACTTGACCCCGCCGGATGCCATTTTGAAGGCGAAGCAGTACCAGCCTTGCGCCATGCAGGCGCCGGCGAGGGTATCGCCGGCTGGCACGGTGAACGGGGTGTGATAGCCGTACGCGCCGGTGCCCATGACGGTGGTTGAGTACCAATCAGAGGTCGGACCAGCGTAGCCGCGCACCAGAGTGTCGGCCGCGTCGTTCCACACGAGGTAAAGCCCCTGCGAGAACTCGCTGTTCAGGATGTCCCGGCGGTGCATGAAGCTCATGTCCGCCTTGGAGTGCTGCAAGGCCCCGTAGTAGGAGCCGTGGAAGGAGGAGACGAAGGTCGTCGAGCCGATCAGCACCTGGTTGAAGAACACCTGCCCCAGCGTCTCGGGCGTCACTTGGGCTTTGCGGCCGACCTCGATGGTGAGAAACGGGGGGCGGTTGCCATCGTGAGCTGAAACGTCGAATCCCTCTATCACGATGTAGGCATAGCCGCGGTATGCAGGAGCGAAGCCGACCCCACGGTACGACTCGATGAGAGGGTCAGGCATCTGATCTTCGGACCCGTCGTAGTAGCGCAGCGTGCCGCTCTCCAGTTGCTGCGTGGTCGGGTCGTAGATCAGTCGTTTTTCCGGGCCGGCCCAAATGCGCCCGAGGCCCATAACGCCGTCCGGAGACTCGCAGATCAGAATGGCGATGTTGAGCGCGTAGGTAGCGCCAGTTGGACTGCCGCCTCCGCCCTTGCCGCCACCATCGCCGTCGCTGGTCTTGATCAGATCAAAGCCTTCGATGACGTTGCCGCCCACGGCGTTGACCGAGTAAATAATCGGGATCGGCCTCCCGTACTCGGAAGCCTGCGGACGCAGGTCAGTCAGTGCGGGGCCGCTCTGATGAGGGCCGAACATGCCGCCTGCGACACTGCCGGCCACCCACCCCCACTGTGCGCCGGCAGGGCCACCGACGACGAAGCCAATGGTGGCGCCAACCACCCCACCCGTGAGCCCAGCGGTCATGCTTCAACTCCACGGAACTGCCAGGCAGCAACGATTCGACGACGCCAGTTCTCGTCGAGCCGGTGCTCGACGACCTTGTTCACGCCGGCGCCGTTGTAGGCGTGGATCAGCGACAGCCCGCCGTGGACGTAGTCGCCCACCACTCCCAGGTGTTGCGGCTCGCCGTCGAAGCGCATCCAGACGACGTCGCCTGGCTGCATCTGCGCCACGAGGATGCGATCGAGGTGGTCATCCAGCGCCGCGCGCATCTCGGCTGGCACCGGATGGCGGCCGTAGCGCGCGATGAACAGGTGCTGCACGTCCATGCCGATGCTGTGGGCCGCGTGGATCGGCACGAACGCGCAGTCGGCCGCCAGGCCGGCAACGCGCCCCTGGTGCGCGTAGCGCGTGCCGATCAACTCGCGCGCGGCGGAGAGGATCTCTGCTCGTTTCATGGCCGCCACACCCTGTAGTCGGTGATCGAGACGTCACCCACGCCCTCGACCGGCTCGACCCCCAGCTCGGTGCTGGCAAACCACTCTGTGCCGTTCGACCAGCCGCGCGAGCGGACATGGTTGAGGAACGCGGAAAGGTTGAACGTGCGCGGCGATCCGTTCGCCAGCGGCCCATTGCGCGGCTCGAAGGCGATGAAGTTCCAGCCGAAGTGCGTGTGGTAGTAGACCGCCCAGACGACCCCCTCGAGCGTCACGTCGTGGCTGTAGTCGGCCGGATTGCGCCCGTTCGGCGACGTGTTCGCCGCGCCGTAGTTCCCCCAATAGTCGACCGGGATCATGATCTCGTGCGTCAGCCCGCCGGGGAATCCGCTCAACTGGTTGGACTGCGCCGTCAGCCAGATGTCGAACGTCACATGGCCCTGCCCGCTCGGCGCCACGTTGTGGTGCCAGTCGAACGAGCAGTTGACCGGCGGCAGGAAGCCGTTGGCCTGCATTGCCAGGAACGTGCCTGGTGTGGCACCCGACGGTGCGGTCTGCGAGGTCGAGCCGTCTGGCAGGATGATCGGCTTGCCGTCAACGAGGTTCGTGTTGCTGTAGTAGCCAGGCTTCTTTCCTGTCAGCAGCGCGGGGAATGCCTTGACCTCGTGCTGCGCCGAGGTGGTGTTGGGCCACTTCCATGCGAAGCGCGCCGACACCTCACCGTTCGGGCCGTAGGGCGCATCGCCACGCCCGAAGGCCGACTCAAAGGTGTAGCCGCTCAGGCCGGTGTAGGTGCCGCGCGTGAGGCCTGCGGAGCCCCACGGGTTATCCGCCACCCAAGCCACGTTCGGCAGGTTGCCGACCTGCAGCCATTCCTCGTTGGCGCCGCTGATCAGGACGATGGAGTCGCTGCCCCAGCCGCCGGTAGCCGGCGGCGGAGGTGCAGGAGCCGGCGGAGGCGGCGCCGCGACGTACTCGATGATGGTGATGTCCGGGTCGGACGTGTCGCCCACGTAGTCGGTCGCCGCGCCGATGATCTGGTTGCGGTCGAACAGGATGTTGGTCTGCGGGCCGTAGAAGCGTATGCCCGTCTGGCTGCCGCTCTGGGTGATCACGCTGCGCGAGACGGTGATGCTGTCGTTGGCCTCGTCGCCGTCGCTGTAAACCATCACGGCCGCGTGCCCGGTGGTAGCGGCGTCGCCGCAGTTCGTCAGCTGGTTGAACTGCGCGACGACGCGCAAGGACGCCTTGGTGTCGTTAATGCCACCGACGGTCTCCTGGGCGATGTACAGCCCCGCATAGGCGCCGCTGTTCGTGATCACGTTGTTCTCGTACAGCACGTCGCTCCCACCAACCACGCTCATCCCGCGCCCGTACACGTTGTTGCGCACGAGGTTGTTGCGCGCGGTGATGTTGTTCACGCGCCCGGCGTCGTGGGTGTAGGCCACGCACGCGATGCCGTCGTCGCCGCTGCGCTCGATCAGGTTGCTCTCCACCAGGATGCCGTGGGCATCGCCGGTGAGGTGGATCGAGTCAGACAGCGAGTCCTGGATGGTGTTGCTGGTGATCGTTCCGTTGCTGGCCTGCGTCCCGGTATTGCCATTCGACAGCGCGGTCTGGATGCTGGCCGCGCCGGCGTGCGTGATCACGTTGTTGTGGATGACCCAGTTAGTCGCGCCCATGACCGTGATCCGGGTGGCCTCCCAAGCGGCAAGGCGTGACGGGGAAACGGCGCCGGTGAGCGTCAGGTTCTTGACCTCCGGCCCGTCCCCCCGCATGAAGATGGCCGAGTGGGTGTAGTCGGTCGCGTACAGGATCGACGTCGCGCCGGCGCCGGTCAGGACGACGCCGTCAAGCTCGATGACACCGCTGTGGTTGTACTGGCCAGCAGGAATGAACAGGGGCACGCCGGCCGCCAGCGCCGCCGCGATGGCGGTGTTCAGAGCAGTGAGGTTGTCGGTGGATCCGTCGCCCACGCCGCCGTAGCTGGCCAGGCTGAGCGAGCCGATCGGCGCTGGGACGGTGCCGGAAATGGCACCAGGAGACGGCGTGGAAGGCCCAGGCGCCGGGACCGGCCCGGGCGGCGGCGGCGGCACCGGCGGAGGCGGCGGCGAGTTCATCTGCGAACCCGGCACCGTGGCCGGCGTCATCACCGTGCCCGGCCCACCGAACACCCCGACGCCCGGCAGATGCGGGAAGCCGCGGAAGTTCAGCCCGTTGTTGAACTTGCCGATGCAGTCCTGGTAGAAGCGCTTCTGGCAGCCGGCGTACAGGGTGTAGGTGTCCGGCAGCGCCGGCGGCTCCGTCTTGCCAGGGTCGCTGTTCAGCGCATTCACCCGGAACGGCATCGCCTCGTGCAGCTCCAGGATTCCAGGCCAGGACTGCTTGACCTCCATCGACTGGCCGGCGTTGGCCCCGGTGAGCCACGTGATAAGCCCGCCAGTGAACCAGTCCGCCGCCTCGACGCGTGTGGCATCGAAGATAACCCGGTTGTCGGTGACGCTGTCGACGGAGCCGTAGACGGTCCAGCCCGCCAGGTCGATCTTGCAGCGGTCGTCACCCAGGTCCGCGTTGCACTCCTGGGTCGTGAGCATCACGATGCGCCGGGCGTACTTCTGGGTCAGGCCGCGCAGTTCCGCGGTGAAGATCGACCGGCCGGCCTTGACCTGGCCGAGCGTGCCGCTGCGCAGGACGTTGATCCCCTGCGTGAGGTCCGTGGCGTTGACCTCGAACAGGACGATCTCGGCGTAGTCCCACCGGCCGGAGTGCACGTCATCCAGCGTGATCAGGGGCGAGGCGAGATACCCGTCGACCTCCATGTTGTCGTAGCTCAGGTCCGACGCGCTCTCGATGTCCGAGGGGTTGTAGCCGGCCGAGCTCACGTAGGTCACGCCGTCGATCTCGAGGTCGCGGCCGTACGTGGTGGAGGCGATGACCGTTCCGTCGCGCAGCGTTGCGCGCCAACACTGATGGATCCACGTCGTCCCCAAGGCATAGTGCGCCTTGAGGGTGCTGGAGATCGCCCGCGTCACTCGAGGATCTCCTGCAACGTGACCAGGCTGCCCGAGTAGAAGCGCCCTTCCGGATCGGCACCGGCGACGTCCATCTGCCAGTCGATCTGGTCGTTCATGAAGTGGACCGGGGTGTAGAACTGCCCGGTCCAGCGCACGTCGGAGACGTTGGGGGCGCTTGCCAGCGTGAACTGGCCGACGTTCGCATCCCAGATCACCGTGGTCGGCACACCGGACACCAGCACTACGACCGTGTCGGTCAGCGGGCGCGTGATCTTGCGGTCCTTGGAGCGCGCGGCGGTGAAGGAGTACCGCTTGTACAGCTGGTAGACGTCCGTCTCGCCGGGGACAAGGGCGACGCGGCCCCAGTCACCGGCGCTGAAGTCCTTGGGGTCTTGCAGCATGAAGCCGTAGGCACCGCCCTCGGTGAGTTCGAACAGCGCCTCGAGCTCCTGCCAGTACGTCCGGCGCACCGGTCCGAGGCCGAGGTCGTACTCGCGCATGGTGCGGTCCCAGACGATGTTGATCGACTCGAAGCCGTTGGCCGTTCGCACGCGCTGGTTCTTGCGGATCTGCCGTCCCTTGATCCCTTGGGCGATCACTTGGTTGGACAGGACCACGTCGGAGAACACGGTGATGCTCATTTGCCGTTTCTCCGCAGGGAGTTCTGGATTTGGCGGCCGGCCGTCGCACCCCACTGCATGGCCGTCTCGCGCGAGCCTCCCGGCGGCGGAGTGACGTTGACGTGGACGACGGTGCTGCCCCCGCCGGAGGTTCCGCCGACGGGCGTGACCTCCCCGTCCTTGCTGCCGGTCATCAGGTACTGAGCGCCGCCCATCTGGAGAACCTCGGGGCCGCGCTCGTTGATCCGGTACAGGCCGCCGGCGGACACCGGGCCGCCCAGCTCGCGCCGGCCGCTGATCTGGAGCGTTGGCGTGGACGTCTCGCGGTCGCCTGCGCCCGCGCCGGCGTGCAGCCGCTCCATTGAGGCCTTGCCGATCGAGTCGGCTGCGGCGGCACTCAGGATGTGGACGATGTCGGCTGGTGCCTGCCCAGCGGTGGCAGGGGCGCCGCCGGAGGACAGCACCACCACGCCGGCGCCGGCTTCAGGAGCAGCGGTGATGGACTGGTGGAGGAAGTTGGGAGCCGCGACCCGCTCGCCGCGCGCGTGACCGCCACCCAGCACCGTCTCGCGGATGCGCTCGACACTGGAGCGCTCGGTGCGGCGGGAGTCGCGGATGCTGGACGCGCTGCGGTCGTGCGACTCGCGCAGCAGCTGCTGCGGGCCGGCGATGACATGCGCCGGCGGGATGCCAGCGGCTGGCGCGTCGCTGAAGGCGATCCTAGGCGCTGGCACCTGGACGGCCAGATCCGGAGCAGCGCTGGCCGCCTGCATAGGCGTTGTGACAAGGTGCGAGAGGCTCGTGACCGAGCGCTCCGCGGTGTGTGATCGGTCGATGAGTCCGCCGGCGCGGTAGCCCGGTGCGTCGGAGCCCATCGTGCGGTGCACCACGGATTCCACGTAGCCGCGGCCTGCGTCTTGGCGGCTGGCGGGCTGCGGCAGGACCGTCACCGCAGCGCGCGATCGACCGCCGGCGACATTCGGCGCAACGGCTTCTGGCCGCTCTGCTTGCTGCGACAGTACGACCGCGCGCGCTCCGCCGGCAGCCGGTGCCTCCTGGATCGATGGGGCGGCCTTCTTCTCGGCCGGCATGCGCCGCTCGAAGATGATCTTCCGCAGCTCTGGCGTCAGGCGGTCGCTGTGGCGCGGGTCGTCCGCGTGCAGCACCTCTTCGCGGGTGCCCTTCGGCCCGCCCATGAGGATGGCCGGCACTTCGTGGGCAGCCAGATCCGGCTGGCGGGCGGCGGGACCGACGATGCCGCCGGTGTGGTACTTGGCCGCGCCGGCGAAGACGCCGGGTGCCACCGGGCGCATGTCCCGGTCCTGGCCGACGATGCCGCCCGAGTGGAAGAACAGCGCCAGATCGGCGCCGCTCGCGGTGCCAAGGTCGACGAAACTGGGCGCTGCGGAGCTCGAGCTGCCAAACAGGCTGGCGAGACTGCCCAATAGCCCGCCGCCCGAGGACGACGCGCCAGCGGCGCTGGTCGCCGTAATGATCGACTGCACCACGCTCGGCAGCAGGGACATCGCATTGCCGCCGCGCGCCGCCGCGCTGGCCAGTTGCACCACGCTGGAGGCGGCCTGTACGTTGGCGTCCGAGAGGCGCTCGCTCGAGCGGCTGGTGTCGGCCAATGCGTCAGGAACGGTGGGCTCGCCCACCCGCTGGCCGCGATCCAGGCGAGCGAAGTCGCCAGTGGTGCCGGGCAGCGGCGGCAGAGGGGTGCCGGTGACGGTGCGCAGGGATACCGCCGCCGCTTGCGCCGCCGCGGCAAGGTCTGTCAGGGCAGTGGCGCTCGAGACAGCCGCGTTCGCCTGGGAGACGTTGGCCGCCGTTACGTCCGCCTTGCCAGCGGCGTTCTGGGCGGCGATCTCGCTCTGGCGGAACGCCTCCTGCGCCGTGTTCTTGGCGTCGCTCGCGGCGTTCCGGTTCTTGCCGCCGAACAGATCAGCGAAGAACCCGCTGACGCTACCGAGAGAGCCGCCTTTGGCGAACAGCGATTCGGACAGCGTCCGCCCGACCATGTCGTTGATCGGCCTGCTGATCGCGTTCGCCAGGTTGCGGGCGATGTCGCGCGGCTTCGTGCCGTTCATCAGGTCGGAGAACAGACCAGAGCCAGCGTCCTTGAAGATGCCGCGGAACCTCTCTTCCAGCGGGTCGAGCGAGGCCTTGAGCTTGTCCACCTGCAGGCGAAAGCCTTCGACGTCCACCTTCAGCTGCAGGTTGCCTGGGTTCTCTTGGGAGATCTTCTCCATGGCGGCCAGCTGCTGCTCGAGCAGTGCCACCACCTGCGCGCGTGCCGCGCCCTGACGCGTGAGCGCCTCAATCTCGCCGACAGCGCCAGTGCTCTGTGCCAGGCCGATGCGCTCTTCTTCGATCTGAAGGCGCTGGTTGATCAGGCTGGTCTGCAGCTTGGCGTCGTTGAGCACGACCTGGTCGTCGCGGCCCTTCTTGACCGCCGCCAGCTCCTCAGGGCTGATCGGCTTGCCCTCCTTGGCGGCGCGCTTGGCCAGTTCGGCATCAAGCCTGTCCGCCAGTTGGTTGCGAATGCGCGCTGCGCCGGCCTCGTCGCCGGCGAGTTGCCTCAGATTCGCACGGTAGCTGTCGATCTGCTCATTGAGCTGCTTGACCGCTGCGCTCTCCTCCTGCGTGGCCAGGACCGACTCGCGCGCAGCGTCGTCCCGGAGCTTGGCCTCCTTGGCGTCGATCTCCTGCAGCCGGGTCTGGTCCTTGACCAGGGCAGAGGTGTCCTTCGGGCTGGTCTTCTTCGTCGCGTCGAGGTGGGCCTGAACGGCCGCGCGCTCCTTCTCGAGCTCGGCGATCTCCGCCTCGGTGCCCTGCTGGATGGCCTGGCGCTTCTGTTCGAAGAAGTCCCGCAGCGAGATCTCGCCGGCCTGATAGACGCCTTGCAGGAAGCGCTGGGAGAACGCCAGCTGGTCACGCTCCTTCTGAAGGGCTTCCTGGGCTGCCTTGACGCGCTGCTCGAGTTGGGCGTCCAGAACCTGCTGCGGCTCATTGCCGCCGGCGCCCTTCTTGCCGGCCGCGGCGATGCGTTCGTTCACGCCGGCGATGCGGCCGCGCAGCTCCTTGGTCGTCTCGGACGGCTTGCCCTTCAGTGTGCCGTCCTGCTTGTCCAGGGCGATGGACTGCTCGAGGGACTTGTTCAGGCGGTCGCGCTCGCCCTTGAGCTTGGCGATCTCCTGCGCTTGGCTCCTGAACCCCTCGGTCGCCTTCAGCGTCTCCGTGATGTCTGCTTGGGCGGCGTTGCGAGACTTGGCGCCGACAGGAGTGCCGGCAGAGGCCGCACGATCCTGGCGCGCGAAATTGCCGGTCGGGACGGCGGTGGGATCGGCGCCGTCCGGTCCGAAGATGGCCCGGCGGAGCGGGCCGGTGATGGCCTCGCCGAGGCTGGCTGGCCCTGCGGCTGCGATCGACGCCGGCAGGACGGTCCGCAGACCACCGAGCTTGGGCAGGAGGTCCACCAGATCCTTGACCAAGCCCACCGTGCCGGCCAAAAGGTCGTTCAGGGCGCGCAGGCTCTCGGATTGGCCGAGCTCATTGGTGGCGCGTCGCCACGCCTTGGTCAGGTCCTCCGTCGCCGTCTGCAGCGGGGTCATCCCGCGCGCTGCCGCGCCATTGATGGAGCGCTCCAGCGCCTCGAACATCACGCGCGCCGCGCCGGCGGTGTCGCCGGCCTGGGCCAGCCGCTGGATGGCCAGCAGCTCGTCGCCGGTCATCTTCGTCAGGACGTCGTCGAGCAACTTGACGCCCCGGACCGGGTCGGCGAACGCGGTGGCCAAGGCCTTTGCGGCTTCTGGCAGGCTCTTGCCGGTGGCTGCCGCGTAGTCGGCCACCGAACCGGCGAGATCCTTGAAGATCTCCGGCCCGATGTCCTTGAACTTCGAGAACTCCTGAACGATGCCGACGGCGGCGTCGTGCGAAATCCCGCGGACCTGCGCCAGCTGGTTGATGAACTGCTTGAGCTCCTTGTCGGAGAACAGGTCTTCGCGGCCGGTGGCGGCAAGCTGCGTCTGCGCCTGAGCCAGGTCGCGCGCGGCGGATTCGGCCTGCGCCATGGCCAAGCCAAGCACGCCTACGGCAGCTGCAGCGGCGCCCATGGCGACACGCATCGGCGTGAGCATGGAAAGGACCGCGCGGAACGCATTTCCCGCGCCGCCAAAGGTGCCAGCCAGTTGCGAGCCCTGCTGCACGAAGGCGGTCAGCGGCGACTGCCCGGAGAACACCTGCACGGCGAAGTCGTGCAGCTGGAAACCAAGTTGTTGCTGCTCGTAGGCGGTCCGGCTGGCCTGCTTGCCCAAGCCCGCCAGGGCAACCTGGTGCGTAGCCGCGGCCTTGGCTGCCGCCTGTTGGTTGGCGGTCAGGCTTGCCTGCGCCGACAGGACCGCAGCATTGGCAGAAGCCGCTCGAGCCGTTGCCTGGGCGACCTGCGCCTGCGAGGAAGCGCTTGACGCGTTCGCGGTCGCCAGCTGCTGCTGCGCCTGGGCGTTGCGGGCGACGGCGGAGGTCAGCGCGGCCTGCGACGCTGCGACCCTGGCATCTGCGAGGGCCAAGGCCTGCTCTGCTTCGCGTAGCCGGTCGATGCCAGCTGCTGCGGCGGTGGCTGCTCCGGCCGTCTTCTGCACTTCCGTGGCGGAGGCAGCAGCAGCGCCCGGCTGCTGTGAAGATGGTTGCGGCGCGACAGGGATCGGCGCGAACTGGAGCGGCGGCTGGGGCGGCCCAGGAATACGCCCGCCAGCTCCGCCGGCTGCTGCTACGGGAGCGGCGCTGGCCGCTGTCAGGGCGGCGCTGGCCTTGTTCCCGGCTGCCTGGGCGTCGTCGCCCATCTTGCGCAGTGACTGGCCAGCCGCGTCGGCCTTCGCCTTGGTCGCCCCAAGATCACCGGCGACCTTTGCCAGAGCGGCCGCAGCCTGCGGGCCGAGCGCAGCTTGCGCCTCTTCCAGCGTGCGGAAAGACAGCGCCGTCTTCGAGGCCGCCTGACCGGAAGCAGCGAGCGCGCGGCCTTGCGCTTCGACTGCTGGCTTGAGCTTGGAGGCTGCGCCTTCCGCGCGCGACCCCGCGGCGGTCATGCGATCCAGCGCCGTTGACGCCGTGTTGACCTGGGTGGAATCGACGGCCAGTGCCAGCGTCGTGACATCAATCGTCATGGCGTCATTCCTTGTGGATCTCGTCGAGCGCGGCGGCTTCTATGACGCGCACGTCGGCGAGCAGGCGGGGCCATTCGTCCCGCGTGATGCGAAGAGCCAGGCGCCCTTCGCGGAAGGTTTCAGGCCGCAGCCCGGTGGCGCCACCCGGACCCATGTTCCAGGCGCCGTTTCCGAGCGCATCCAGGAACTGCACGGCGCGCCATGTCTCGGGCCAGGCCTTGACGGTGTTCTCGGCGGCGTAATCCTCGGGGGTGAGCCCCAGGAAGGACATCAGCGCCGCGTCTTCTTTGGAAGGAGGCTTCTTGTAAAGCGCCGCACCCGCGCTCTTCAGTTTTCCAGGCGACGCCCGTTCAGGCCGGCGGACCAGGCCTCGCAGACCTTCTTGGCCGACAGGTCGTGGTAGTTCGCCAGGAGCTTGGTCATCGACTCGCGGCTGAAGGGAGCGTCCACGTCTTCCCAGCCGGCGACCACGTCCATGATCTCGTCTAGGGCTGTCATCTCCGGCTTCGGCGCCGGCGGCACGACGTCATCTGGGCCGAGCTTCTCGATGGCGGCGGCGTGCGCGATCAGCGCGTCGCGATGCGCGACGGAGCGCTTGACCGCGGCCTCCCACCAGGCGTTGTGCTCGTCCACCGTCTTGTGCTTGAAGACCAGCGTGATGGTCTTGGCGCCCTTCGGGGTGTTGAAGGTGACGGGCCAGGTGAAAGTCGGATCGGGTTCGAGTTGCAGCACTTCTGGGGCTCCAGATGGAAGAAGCCCGCCATGGCGCAACCGTGGCGGGCTTCAGGGGGCGCTCACCCCCTGCCGATCAGGAGGCGTAGCGGGTGACTTCGTTGATCAGCGACAGCGTGACCTTCAGGCCCATGACCTCGTTCTTGGTCAGGGTGGGGGTCTTCTGCAGCGTCACGTAGGCCGAGAAGTAGATCGGCGAGCCGCCGGGCAGCACCACACGCATGACGCGCTGCAGGCGGTCGGCGTCGGCGGCTGCCAGCACGGCGTAGTGCGCCAGGCTGGCGTCGTCACCGACGGTCAGGTTGAACACCACCGGGCTCTTGACGGTGGGGATCTGGTGCTCCGCGCTGTCCTCGAGGAACGAGTACGTCACGAACTGCTGCTCGCCGCCGCTGGTGCCGGTGTCCAGGATCTGGGTGATCTGGGTCCACGCGGTGACTTCGCGGATCGTGCCGGTGCCCGAGCCGGCCGGGAACGTGGTCGTGCTCGAGGTGTTCAGGCCCTCGACCGTGACGTCGTTGGTCGCCACCGCGGAGGCGCGGTAGACGTTGCCGTTGGCGCGCGACCAGCCAGAGGTGATCTCGAAGATGTCGCCCACCACGATGCCGTGGGAGGCCTCGAGGGTGGCGACGCCGGGGTTGGCGTTCGAGAACGCGGACAGCGCCTTGGTCGCGCCGTAGGTGGAGCCGATGGCGATGGTTGCGCCGTTCGGGAGTTGGACTGCCATGGGATTGCCTTTCAGACATGGCCCTCTTCGGAGGGCGTTGCGGGTCTGCGAGGCAACCGAGCGGCGTGTCCCTTGCGGGAGAGGCCGCGCGCGAGGCAGTGACGGACAGGTCAGGCGCTCTTGCGCCCGGCCTGATTCATTGCTGGGAGAGCCACTTCTCCCATGCGGTGATGATTCCCTTGCACAGCCGGATCAGGGCTTCGTGCAGGGCGCGGGTGGATGCGGTCATGTGGCCATGGCCTTGTAGGTGGCCGACACTGGGACCACGAAGCGATCGGGTTCCTGAATCGCCGGCGCGGCGCTCAGGGGGGTGAGCAGCCAGATGCGCAGGCTTCCCTGCACCATCGTGATCGCAAAGGCGGCGTCCAGTGAATCCACCAGGGCTCGCGCCCCGCCCGCGCCGGCGCCGACCGGCATGCAGATGTCCACCTGGAACGTGCCCTGGCGCGAGCGCCCGCTGCCGTCCACGAACAGGTGCTTGGCCTGGTGCGGCAGCAGATGGGCGCGCACGTAGCGGCCCGCAGGCGGCGTGAAGGCGACGTTCTGCCAGGCCACCGGGACAGCCGGGGTCTGAACGTCCGCCCACGCCTTCAGGGTGGACTCGAACGCTGCGGCGATGGTGGCGTCGGACATGGACGATTAGCGGCGCCTGGCCTTGTTCGGCTTGGTGATCTTCAGATCGGGTCGGCCGGGCTCGTGCTTTTCGTGGATCTGGACGGGCGCCGAGGTCGGTGCGGGCGTGGCAGCCGGCACGAACACCCCGGAGAAGCCTGCGTCAATCGGCGCGGCCGGGGCCGGTGCGGGCGGCTCGGGCTTGTCCTCGGACAGCCGCTCGATCCACACGGACCCGTGCAGCACCTTGCCATCTTTCAAGATCACCACGCGGCGGAATTCGTCGGCGGTGTGCCAGCCGGACACTTCCAGGTCGTTGACGGTGACGCGGCGCGGCCGGCCGTCCAGGTAGGACGGGTCGGCGGGGTCGGTGGAGATTCTCACTTGGCGATCACCTTCCTGACGTGTTCGTCGAACTCGGCTGCAGTGGTGCGGACCATGCCGGCGGGCGCCTGCTTGGAGAAGCCGCCAGCGGTCTTGCCCTTGCCCTTCTTCGGCGGGTTCGGGTAGCCGCCGTACTCCAGGGTCCGGATGTAGGGCAGCCCGTTGGCCAGGTACACCACACCGCCGGCAGGCTCGTTAAGCGCCTTGGCCGCCTCTTCCTGCCCGCGCGCCTGGTTCGTGCTTTCCGTGGTCGTCGCGTCCGGCGCGCCGCGGCTGACGTTCCAGTTCGCACGGGCCCGTCCGGTGTCGACCGGCGTCTTCTGCACCACCGCGCTGAACACCTGCAGCGTGGACTTGCGCACTGTGGTGTCGAGATCGGCTTTCACCTTGGCGGCCAGTTGCGCCAACTGGATGGAGAAGGTGCTCACTTGGCGCGCTTCCACCGGCGCTTGACCACCGCTGCCAGGCCCTGCGGCTGGCCTGCTACGCGCACCTTCGGCCGGCAGAAGTGGCGCTCGTGGTAACCGATCTCGACCTGCTGCTTGAGCGAGTAGTCGCGGATCGTCAGACCCCACAAGGCGACTTCCTTCTCGATCTTGGCACGCCGTTCGCTCAACTTGCTGGCCATCAACGTGTCGACCAGGGCGCGCAGATCGCGCACCTCGCGCTCGACGGCCTGGAGCTTCAACTCGGCCGAGGGCAAATCTCGCTTCATGCTCTCACCTGCAGTTCGTAGATGACCGCCTCGCCGGCCGGCGCCAGCGTCTTGGCGCGGATGGTCGTGTAGCTCCTGGCGCGCCAGGACAGCACCGAACCGGGCTTCGGCTCCGTAATGCCCACCGCGCTGAGAAAGGCCTGCTCGTCGCCGGCCAGGATCATGGTTCCGTCGACGAACTTGTCGGCGTAGGGGAAGACCGCGGCGGTCACGGTGTCGACCGTGGGGCTCGCCGGCGTGGCGTTCCCGCTGGTCGTGTCGTAGGTCGGAGCGGTTGGCGCGGGCGTAGTCAGCGTCGTCTCGGCGCCGAACTTCGCCAGCAGGCGCTGCACGGTGGCGCGGGTTCGGGTGTAGTCGAAGCTCATTCCAGCTCCAGCGTGTCGATGCCGTTGCCGCAGCCGTTATCCAGGGCGCAGGCCACTTCCACCGCGCGCCGCGCGTCGTACCCGAGGTACATGGCCGCCAGGGCGTAGTCGCGGCCAGACCCGATGGCGTCGAATCTGTCCAGGTGCACCTCTGGGTACGGGGTGTGGAGGTATGCCAAGCTCTCGCCGCGGTCCCCGATGAAGATGCAGCCCACCGAGTCATCGCCTCGCTGGAAGTCTGGATAGTCGGCCGGATCTCTGCCGTTGCGAAACCATTCAAGGAATGCCATGGCGCGAGAACCGTCTCCGGCAAAACCCACCATGCCGCCTGGCACGCGGAAGATCTTGGTCAGCGTGCGACGGTAGCCGCAGTTCGTGGCAGCTCTGTCGGCGGCCAGCGTCTTGCCATCCCAGGCAATGACCGTCATGGCTCAGGCCCTCTTGACCTTCAGCGAGTTGCCCGACCCGTCCAGGAACGGCGCCAGCATGGCGTCGATGGCCGGGAAGGTCTTGGACTGCCGCGCGCCGTCGGCGTACTTCGTCGTGATCGGCCCGACCGTCTCCTCAATTACCGGAGCTGCCAGATCCGCATTGAGGTCGCCGTCAATCGCGCGCAGGGCGAGCTCGGCGCAGGCTCGCTGCACCTGGACGGGCACCGCATCGGCCGGGTAGTAGGCCAGCAGCTGCGCGCCCGCATAGGACGCATCGCGGATCGGCACCTCGTAGCGCGGCCAGTCCAGCGCCTGGGTCGTGCTCACACGCCAGCCGGCCCAGCGGTCACGGTAGACGGCCATGTAGTCGGTGGCGCGGCGCAGGTAGGCCTCACGGGTGGCGTCGTCGGCCACCGCAGCCCAGGCTGCATTCGCCCGCGCCGCGTGATAAGCGGTAGCGTCGGCGGCCGAAATGTAGGCTTCCGCGTTCGCCTTGCCGGTGCCGTCTTCGACTTCAAGCGCCATTCGGTTCTCCTGTGCCGCCTCTGCAAAGCGCCCAGGCGGGCGCTTCACGCAGGATGCTCAGACCAGCTTCCAGCCGGCCTGCTCCATCACTTCGACGGAACCGTTGTTGCGCACTTCGGTGCGAACGCCGTCCTTCTCCATGACGACCTCGTCCGGCTTCGCGCCGGCCTGGTCTTGCGTTTCGTCCGGCTTCGCGCCGGCCTGGTCTTTGGCTTTGGCCATTGAGGGCTCCAGTGATGGAAGGAAGGAGCCGGAGCCCGAAGGCCCCGGCCAGCCCGGCATCAGCCGAGCAGCGTGGCGATGTGCTCGGGCTTGATGACCGCGGTGCCCCAGGCCATGCAGACCTCGATCTTCACTTGGCGGTACTGGCGGTAGATGCGCACTTCGAACGTCAGGCCCGTCACCGGGTCCGCGATCATCATGGCGTCGTCGGCCGAGTCGCCGCCTTCCGGCACCGCCGGGGCACGGCACGCCAGCACGATCGCGTTGCGGTTGAACGCGAAGTTGCCGGTGTAGTTGTTGCCCACGGTCAGCGCCGTGTTGTCGGCCAGCGCGGCCAGCAGGCCGGGCTTGTTCAGCGTCACCACGTTGGACGCCAGGGCGCCGCCCACGACGTACTTGTTGGTGTCGCCGGTGGCAGTCAGCACGTCGCCGGCCAGGATGGTGCCGGTGCCGGTGTCGACCGTGATCGCCTTGTCGCCGACGGAGTAGCCGGCGCCGTTGTTCACCAGGAAGCCGGAGCCGGTGCCCTTGGTGTGCGCCACGATGCCGCCCGAGTAGCGCACGGCCATGTTCTGCAGCAGGTCGGTCATGCCGCGGCGCAGCATGTCGGACGAGCCGGCCTCGTTCACCTTGAACAGCACCGACTGCTTGCCGCGCAGGTTGGCGATGGAGGCCGAGTTGAACACGATCTGGCGGTCCTCGAGCGGCGCGCCGTTGTCGTCCAGGATCTTGGCCACGCCGGCCAGGTCGGACAGGTCACCGGCGGTGCCCAGCGGGGTCGTGCCGGCGGTGCCGTAGGCACGCGAGGCGCCCTGCTTGGCCGCCACGGCCAGGTCGACTTCCATCGAGTTCACGATCTTGCGCATCGCGTCGGTGAACTGGTCGGCCAGGATGGCGTTGTAGGTGCCGGTCGAGCCGACAGCCTTCTGCTCCTCACCGTTCCAGCGGATCGGCGCCGCCTTCGACTTGGTGATGGTCACGTCGGCGTAGTCGACGGTCGTGTCTCCGCTGTTGGCCGGGGTCGCGCCGGGCGTGATGTCCTCCAGGGCGCCGGCCGAGCCGATCGGCACGCGCACGGTCTGGTTGACAGCGGCGCGCTCGGCGTTGCTGTTGCGGTTGACGGCGGGGATGAAGCCGACCATCTCGCGCGAGACGCGGTTGAGCGCCTCGTACAGGGTCGGGATCATGCCGGTGAGGGTGTTTGCCATGATGGGTCTTTCTGAAATGAAAAAGCCCGCTCATGGCGGGCCGTGGGTTGGGAACAGGGGTTGGGTCAGTCGACGATCGTGACCGGGTCCTTGCCCGTCACCGCGGCCGCTCGCGCGGCGTGGTCCAGGGCGTCGAACTGGGCACGCGTCATGGTCCGCTTCCCGCCAGCACCTCCACCATTGCCGCCAGCGCCGCCGCCGGTCGCGCCCGACGCCTTCAGGATCATCTCCTTGTGCGGGTAGGCGTTGACCATCACGGCGATGGCTTCCTCGAAGTCGGCGTGCTCGCCGTGTCGCGTCGCGGAGAAGATCGGGTTTCCGCTGGCGTCCATGGGGACCAGCTTGCCGCCCTCCACCTTGAAGCGATCGCCGAAGAACTTCTGCGCGATGTCGGCCGGGATGGCCAAGCGGTCGCCGATGAACTTCGAGCTGGCGAACGAGCCGCCGATGATGCGGCTGTCGCGATCCGCGGTGAGCTGGGCGACCTGGGTGGTCAGCTCACGCTCACGGGCTTCCGCAGCACGCGTGGCATCCGCCACAGCCTGCTTCGCGGACGCCGCGGCCGCGTCCTTGATTTCCTGGACCTTGCCGGCAGTCACGAGCTCGCCGTCCTTGAGGTTCTTGACGGTTTCCAGCGCCTTGCGGGCCGCCTCGCCGTCTTCGATCCCCTCGAATCCCTTGAGCTTCGCTTCTGCCGCCTCTTTGGCTTCGCGATGGGCTTTCGCCTCGCCGTTCAACCGGGAGATGGTGGCGACCGTCGCAGCGGCGTCGTGCGCCACTTCGCGGCCGTCGTCCAGGGTGTAGACGGGCTTGCCGTCCTGGAGAACCACATTGCCTTTGTCGTCGAGTTTGAGCTTCATGGAATTGCTGTTTCCTCGGGCATCCGCCCTCAGTACGGGTGCGGCCATCCGGCCGCGGGAGCGCCTTCCCACATCCGTGT